GAACTACTGGCACTGAAGCAGGGGCGTGACGGGAATAGTGTGATTGAAGCCCTGGAGTACACCGAGAAGATCCGTCTGCGCGGTGGGAAAACAGTGGCGCAGTTGCCATTGATATAACAGAGAACAAGGAGGTCAACATGGTCGGAATAATCATAGCAGTCATAATCGGGTTCACCATAGCAATACCAGTGGCGGTGATCTGTGTCATCGTGGCCAAACGGAAGGCCAAGAAGGACAAGCTCTAGGCACGAGCTAGGCACTCCCGGAGTACTCCCGGAGTAACTCCCGCACCACACCGCTGGAGCTACTCCCGGAGTACTCCCGGCACAAGATAAGGTAAGGGAAGTTAAAGGGAAGTTAAGATAAGTTAAGATAAGGCGAATTTCCGCCTTTTTCTTTGCTACTTGTTCTATACCCGCTTTTTATGTTACCATCGAGAACACGGTACCGGAGCCGGGAGGGCTCGGGTGGCGGGTGATACGGTTAACGTGACCGTTCCGCTTCCTGATGTTCAACCCCACCCGGCTCGCCAGTACCACCGAGGTGATATGGACGCACCGGTTAGGTTCACACCAAAACAGGAGACCTTCTGCCTCCGCTACGCCGAGGGGTTGAACGCTACCGAGGCCGCACTGGCCGCAGGCTACTCATCCCACACAGCGAGAGTGATAGGCTACGAGAACCTTCTCAAGCCTTACATCGCCGACCGCATTGAGGATCTACGCCAGAAGGCCACCGATGACAGCGTCGCCTCTGTCCTGGAACGGAAGCAAGTCCTGACCGAGATCATCCGCGGCCGCCTCGCCCACTTCATCGGGAAGGGCGCCACCGCCGAGAACCTCCAGTCGGCAGCGCTCCAGGAGATCACCGTCACCGGTACTGGTGAGAACAAAGCCACGAAGGTGAAGCTCCACCCGATCGCCACCGCTATTGATTTACTGAACAAGATGGACGGGGCGAATGCTCCGTTGAAGTCCGAGCATACCGGCAAGGACGGAGGCCCGATTGAATACACCGACGCCAAGCAGCTACTCACTGGCCGTCTCGATCGCCTCTCTGAGCGCATCGAAGCGGCAGGCCCTAATTGACGGCCTGACAGACGAGCAAGCATACGCCGTACTCTACGACTGGCCGGTCTGGGCTCGCCCGGATCAGCTTCCACCTGTGGAGGGATGGGGGCGTGACTGGCTGACATGGCTACTGAGATCCGGCCGCGGCGCCGGTAAGACCAGGACAGGCTCTGAGACCACCATCGACGCGGTCAATACGGGCTCCAGACGCATCGCCCTGATCGGTCAGACCAAGGGTGACGTCAGAGACACCATGATTGAGGTGGGTGAGTCCGGGATACTGGAGTGCTCTCCACCCTGGAACCGCCCCAAGTATGAGCCATCCAAGAGGCGCCTGGAGTGGCCGAACGGCGCGATCGCCATGGCCTACTCGGGAGATGAGCCCGACCAGCTCCGCGGCCCGCAGCACGACTTCGCATGGGTGGACGAGCTGGCCAAGTTCAAGTATCCGAGAGAGACATGGGACAACCTGATGCTGGGCCTCCGGATCGGCGAGGCTCCCAGATGTATCGTCACCACTACCCCCCGTCCGATCAAGATCATCAAGGAGATACTGGAGGATCCACTGACCAGGGAGACACTGGTATCCACCTACGCCAACCGCTACAACCTCGCCGAGTCCTTCTTCAGAGTCATCACCGCCAAGTATGAGGGCACTCGTTTGGGTCGACAAGAGCTCCACGGCGAGATGCTGGACGATAACCCCGACGCGCTATGGCAGCGCGAGGACATAGACGCCCACCGTCAGACCTCTCACCCCGACCTGATGAGGGTGGCGGTAGCGGTAGACCCCGAGGCCTCAGCCAATGAGAACAGCGCGGAGACCGGTATCGTGGCCGCCGGCATCGGGATAGTGAAGGGCGTGATGCATGCCTACATCCTGGACGACCTGACCATCAAGGGCAGCCCGGACACATGGGCTAGATCTGCGGTCACCGGGTTCTATAAGCACCAGGCTGACCTGATCGTGGCCGAGGCGAACAACGGCGGCGACATGGTGGCTCACACGATCAACACCGTCGACGGGATGGTCCCTGTCAAGTTGGTGCATGCCAGCCGCGGCAAGTACATCCGGGCCGAGCCGGTCGCGGCACTGTACGAGCAGGGGCGCGTCCACCACATCGGGAACTTCGCCGACCTGGAGGATCAGCTCTGTGAGTGGATCCCGGGCGACAAGTCCCCGGACAGGCTCGATGCGTTGGTGTGGGTGCTGACTGAGTTGATGCTGGGAGACATGGGTGAACCCGAGAAGGTAATTATCTATGATACAATAGAGGAGTACGGGCGGATCTCGCCCGAGCTGGACTGAGGAGTAGAGGATGAACGGAACGATGGCAAGGAAGCTGAAGCAGGCGGGGCGCCGGGATACCCGCGACTTTATGATGTTCATACTGACGCAGCCGTGGTACGAGCGCGTCCGGTTCGCCTGGTATGTGATCTGGAACAGGAGATGACAGTGAAGGTCAAGGCCAAGGACGTACTCAATGGGCAGTCCGCCGCCTGGTTGGCGTGTCCGTGGTGTGGCTGCGACAGATTCGACCGCACCTATGACGCCGGATATTTGTGTATGCGGTGCGGCCAGGTGACCGAGATCGACTACCGGGAGATCGGTGTGATGTCTACCCTGAGGTGGTTGTGGGAAGTACTGGATAGGTTATTCGGCTGATGTGGCGACCTGAAGGCTGGCCAGTGAACCCCTGTGAGGACTGCGAGAAGAAGCTCATCGACGACTACGGGATGGTCTGCGCTCTGGGGTGCGGCAAGGGTAACGCCCACGCCAACTATGAGGCGGGCGCCGACGCGATACTGGATGCACTACGAGGCCGTGGTGAGCATTTTGATAGGTGTTGCAATAGTGCTGAAGTCCACATGGGTGGAGGCACTTGGGTCTTGATACCTGATGAGGTGGTCTAAATGAATAAAGAGCTAGTGGGCCCGAACGGATCCCCGATCTCCTCCAACGGCCACAACGCCGAAGATATCGCCGAGATGCTTGAGGCGATGGACTCCATGCTCACGGAATACGGCCTCGGCCTCGGTGACCTGGAACTGGCGAGGGACGACATCGGCTGGCTGAAGCTGGGCGGTGCGTCATCTAACGAACTGGACTCAGATACCAGACAGAGCAGCGTCCAGAAGGCGCGACTATATTACAACAGGGACCCGCTATCCAAGCAGGCAATCCGGATCTGGACAGGCTACTCCATCGGCCGCGGCATCAACTTCAAGGCCAAGGACGAGAAGGCCGACAACATCCTCCACAAGTTCTGGGACAGCAGGGCGAATTCCTCCATCCTATCCAGCCAGGGGCAGTTCAAGAGCTCCGACAAGCTACTCGTCGACGGCGAGATCTTCTTCGCCCTCTTCAGCGGGAAGGACATCAAGATCAGGCGCATTGATCCCCTGGAGATCACAGAGATCGTCACGAACCCGGAAGACCAGGACGAGGTGTTATTTTACAAGCGCTGCTTCATGAAAGGGAGCACTGAGATCACCCAGTATTATGCCGACTGGACGAACAAGAAGCCCTCCGTCGCTGTAGCCGATGCCAGAGGGAAATCGGTCGTAGCCACCGAGGACGCGGTGATCTACCATGTGGCGATCAACACGCTGGGAAGAAGGGGTGTGTCCTTGCTGCTGCCGGCGTTCGACTGGACGAAGGCGCACCGAAAGTTCATAGAGGCGAGGGCGTCCATCACCCAGGCGCTGGCCAAGTTCGCATGGAGGGCCAAGGTGAAGGGTGGGGCGACGCAGGTCGCAGCCATCAAAAACAAGTTCCAATCCAATCTAGCGACGGGAGGGAGCACTGAGAACAACCCGCCGGCCGCGGCTGGGTCAACGTGGGTGGAGAATGAGGGGCTGGACCTGACGCCGATCAAGACAGAGACCGGGGCATCCAACGCCCAGGTGGACGCGAACATGCTGCTTCAGATGTTCGGCGCGGCCGTCGGCATCTTCCCCCACTACTTCGGCGCCGGTGAGGCGTTCAAGTTGGCCACCGCGACCGCCATGGAGCGCCCGATGCGCGTCATGTTTGAGGCGTACCAGGAGATCTGGTCGGACACCTATGCCGACATCTTCAGTTATGTGCTGGCCGAGAACGGCAAACTGGATGAATATGTGGACATCGACTTCCCGCCGATCGTGGAGAAGGACGCGACGGAGAGCGTGAAGGCGATCGTGGAACTGATCACCGCGCTGCCGGAACTGAACGTGCCGGAGATGCAGAAGCTGCTGCTGACCAAGATTGGAATCAACAACCCGGATGAAGTACTGGGGTCAATCACGCCACAGGAGAGGGCGGTGGTGGCACTGGTCAAAGGGTTGAGGGGTGTCAAGGCGATACTGAAGGAGGGACAGGATGATGGAATGTCCTAAATGCAAAGGAAAGGGATACACAGAGAAGGAGCACGGGCTGATACAGGTGGCCTGTAAGTTCTGCAACTCGACAGGGAACGTCTACGGCTACCAGTTGGTGCCGTCGATGAGCGCGGCGAAGGTGCCGCCGGTGAGGGAGACATTCACCGACCAGAAGGTTGAGACGACTGTGTCGGACGCACAGGCCGACGCGGTAGCGGACGGGGAGATGGATCTCCACGCTATACGTTCCGCCAGTGCCATCAAGGCGGCGGCCACCAGGAAGGCCAACCGGGCGAAGAAGGCGGTAGCGGCGTGACGATCGGCGCAATCATAACCGAGATAGACGAGATACTCGAAGCG